TAGTTATCGGCATAACAGGGATGCTCACATGAATGGCAAATTTCATTTTTACCCTGGTCAGCTAGTCTGGCTTAAAAGTGGTAGCTCTAGCATGACTGTGAACGAGGTTTCTTCGAGGGAGCAAGCCACTTGCGTCTGGTTTGACTATGACAAGAGTCCTTTGCGTTATGAAAAGAAACTGCCATTTCATGTGCTTTCTTCACTGCCAGTTCCGGTCGAAGAGTTTGACCCAAGGGTTGGGGATTTTAAAGTGGGTGATGTGGTGTCATTGCGCAGTGGCGGCCCGCTGATGACCATTCTCGGTATCCGCGATTTTAACGCCGAGTGTATTTGGTTCGATTTAGAGCTGCGAGAGATCATGCCACTTTCAGGGGCTTTTCGCTTAGCTGCACTTGTTGCTGGGGATCCTCAAGGGGCTACGGCCTCTTAGCGCTACCCACAAGCATGACTGCGCATAATGTCGCTGGCGTTATGTTGAGTGGTTTGCCCCTGCCATAATCCCGAAGGGCAGGGGACGCGATGAGGCCGCTACGTGGGCCAGCTTGCTGGCATCGTCGCAACGACAGAGCGCCCGTAACATAACGGCATTTATGCGCAGCCAGGCACCAAAGAAAAGGCCCCGCTTTAGGGCAGGGCCGGACTCGAGTTAGGCATAATCAACGCGCCTTCTTTCTCTTCACGTATTCCTCGTAATCGTCCTCTGTAATCGTTTGAATCCCCTTCAATATCAACAGCTTAAGTACCTCTGTATCCTTGAGGCTGGTCTTCGTGGCAATCACCGCCCTGACCGTCTCCATCTCCACCTTGCGCCATGTCGGATCATCTATGTGCTTAGTCGGCATATTGATAACTCTGTTGTGAATGTGCTCAAGGTGATTCTAAACCGCTTTGATTCTAAGAAATGATATTTCTTGACAACTCAGACCTTAGATTCTAAGGTTCAGCCACTAATCTAATTTCTTAGAAATTGAGATTAGTCGAAGGGTATCATTTCTGACCAAGGGGGTAGGGGTTGTGAGTACATCGATCAATCCGGCAAAACCAGAGCGAAGCGTCTATTGGCAACATGAGCCAACGGGCGACATTTCCGCTTGTATCGCTGGTCAGGTTGAGTTCTTCACCGACCTCCGCGAACTCGGCTGTTATCTCTCACTGACTTACCCCGATTTCGATTTCGTGCCTGTCGAAGTCACCGAGGAAACTTGGCGCGGGTTCTATGATCAGGGGGTCTTCTTTGATGACTGGTCATAACCCCAAAACCAAGATCGATTTCCTCTCCTTCACCTTCACGCCTGAACCGCTCAAGCGGATCACCGAGCTGGCAAAACAGGGGGCTTTGCTCAAGGCCATTCCGCGCTTTGATATCAAGTCCTCTGTTTTGGCGGCTGCCATGCCTGCGCCTGCTGTCGATGGCATGATTTTCCGCCGTCCGGTTCCCGCACTGCCGGCACCGGCAAACCGTCTCGAAAAGGCAGAGCAGCGCCTCCGCGCCGTTGCTTATCCCGAGCCGCTTTATGTGGCCAAGTCCGAAGACGAAACGCCCGCAGTGATCACGCCGTCCATGACTCAAGCCATGGAGACCGTGCTCGCTTCCCAGTACACAACCCGCGCTGACATTCACCGCGAACTCAAGGCCGTGTGCTCTAGCTTGCTCGATTTCTCCGAGTTTGAAGTGAACCCAGACGGCAAATACTGGGACGCTTACAACGACCTGATCCACAACTACGGGGTGCAGTTTCTCGATGCGCTCTGCTGCTCAGAACTGGAGATCTTCTTTGACGAACTCAATCACCAAATTGGCGTCCCGATCCCTGCGCCTCGCTTTGCCGTCCGCCATCGTCGCGGGGGCCTTCACGGCTACAGCTACAGTGGGGACATTCTCATTGATGGCATTGCTTGCGGGCTTGTCGCTTGGGGAGCTGCCAACCATGGCTGCATGGTTTCTTTCACTGGGGCAGGATGCGACGGACTGGATTTTGGGGCTCTTCATCGTGTCATTTCTGTGGTGCCTGGGCTCCGTATTACTCGAGTTGACCTCGCATTGGATGATTACTCAGGCTCGGTTATATCGTATCTCCGAGCGGTTGAAGCAGCGGAAATAGGCAATTTCCATCCGGCTCGCGGCACCGCTCCAAAATGGATGGCGATTCAGGCAGGGGAGTTTATTCCAGAGGTACACAATGCCATGCGTAAACGCTTTGGCATGATTGCATCGGCTGGCTGTTCTTTTTATATCGGCTCGCGGATTAATGGTAAGTGCGCTCGTATTTATGAGAAGGGCAAGCAGATGCAATCGGCAGAGCATCCCAACTGGGTACGCGCCGAAGGCGAGTTGCACAGTAAAGACCGACAAATCCCGCTCGATGTGCTGGTTAATCCAGATCCATATTTTGCTGGAATGTATCCCCAGTTTTCGATATGGCTTGCAGCAATATCAGAAAATGAAATTGAACCTGTACGAATCACCACCTTCAAAAACAAGTTTAAAACCTGCCGCGATAACGCGGTGACAAATATGTCAAAAATGGCGGGCCGTCTGGTCAACTGGCTTAAACATGTCGAGGGATTAACCGATGCCTCTATCGTGCGCCAATTAACAGCACACTTGACCCCTGATGACGTTCCGGCGCGGTTGTTATTACCTCTGCCGCCTGAACTGGATACTTTAGCGATTTTCGAGCCCAACTGAATGGGCATTAATAACCTAAATGGAGAGTTTAGCCATGTCTAAAATTACTGGCGTTATGGTTCTGTGTGTCACCCACGGCAAAGGTATTTCCCGCAAAGGAGCTACCCCCAAGCCCTATGACTTCGCAAATATCCAATTCTTGGTTGCCGCAACCAACATTGATATGCCCGAGTGTCAAATCAATAACTGGGGCTTTGAGGCTAAAGAAATGCCACTGAAAAATGATCCGCTGGTGCTGGCTAATATTGCTGACTGTCCGAAATTGCAGCCCATCACCCTGTTGTTGGAAGCTGACCCGCGCAACCCTGCCCGAAATATCGTTGCAGGCTTTGAGATTGAAGGCGGGGCCAAACATGATGACTTTGGCCCACTGCATAAAAAGTCTTAATTATCCGGTGCCAGAGGAGGAGGAGCGAAGACGTGCAGCGACCGACGACGAGGCACCAAAACAATGCTCTGTGTTGAATTAACTTCCGAGGGGTACGTAAAACAAGCCCCGCCGGAAACGTGCTCTTACGTGCTCTTGACCCTCCAAGAGCACAACAAATTAACGGATATATCGAACTGGTTTCAGTTTGATATGACCACAACATCAATGGCCTTTGGTTTCGGATTAACCATATGGGTTGTTGGTTTAAAACTGGGCGCTATTGCCCGTGTAATCGTAGGTGCAAAAAGAGGATAAATATAATGCAAAAACTTTCAGGCTTGTTCCGTAACGGTTGTATCGCTGCTGTTGCTGCTGTTTCCGGCTCTGCTTTTGCAGAAGGGACAGGGGCGGCTGATGCTGCATCCAAGGCTCTCGAAGCGGCTCAATCCGATGTGAATGCCACTTCGCCCAAGGTGATGATGGTTGTCGCTGCGGTTGTTGGCTGTGGCATCCTGATCAGCCTTATTCGCAAAGCCTAAGCCATGTCCCTGCTTATCGGGACGCTCTGGTTTTTGTTCTTTGTCGAGGGATGGCGAACATCCTTTTCAATCTAAGGCGGCTTCGGTCGCCTTTTTTCATATTGGGGGCTGTGTGCGCATAGGGTTGTTTTTATTGCTTTTTCCATCACTGGCGCTTGCTGTTGCTGGTTGTCCTGTCGGCGTTCAACTGGGCAACGTCACGATGGCTACTCGGTTGCCTGTCTGCCTTAAGTTTGAAGGTTCCGAACTCGGTGGCTGTAGGGTTGATTGCAATGGCGTGTGTGTTGAGTTGCCGCTGGCCAATACCAAGGGGCCAGTGGAAACCACGGGCACGGCGTGCAGCTTGTCAGATAATGGCAGCGGGAACGGGGATTCAGATGGCAGTGGTAATACACCTGATGAAGGTGCTTC